CGCACTTCGCCGAGGCGAAGCGCCTCGCGCGTGGTCGCTACTGGTGGTCGCGCAACGGACTCCCGAAGCGGGCACTCATCGTCACGCCCGAATCGAAGGAGGCGCTGAAGCAGGAGCTCGTCAAGCATTACCTCCACAAGGAGGGTCGCGGGAACGATGGCCACATCGGGCACTACGTCAGCACGGCAGACGGTTGCGAGTTCCTGTTCGCTGACCTCGAAGACCTGCCCGACGAGGACTGGACGCTTCAGAACGGAGCGCTCGTTCCTCGGCCCGGCTGCGCGACGTTTCCCGTGGTGTTCGCGTTCTCCCCGGCTATCGGGGTCCTCGCGATGTACTCGCAGGCGGATCGCGACGGACGCGGTCGCCTTCAACAGATCTTCGCCAAGGTCATGCTCGGCGAAGAGATCACGCCGGTGGAGCCGACGAAGCCGTCGCATCGGCTCTCCCATCTGCTCGATCGCACGCGGACTCTGACCATCGACCCGCTCGATCCCGTCGAAAGCCCGCGCATCACCCGCGTCCGTTTGGTGCCGATCGGCCGCACCAAGGACAAGGTGGAGCTGTCGGTCGACCCGGCGGGCGGGCGGAGCCTGATCTTCGATCGGATCAACGAATACCTGAACACGCAGCGACTCTCGGCGGATCGCGTCATGGTCAAGCTGCTGACGTTCCACGTCGACTTCCTGCCTGCGGCCAAGCGGCGCGCCAAGAGCATTCAGTTCGACGTCACGCCGCATTCCCACAACCTGAAGAGCAAGGACGATCAGGTCCGCGCGATCGGCGAGCGGTGCATCGCGCTGTGGGAGGTGCTCGATGCCTGATCCATTCAACATCGTGCTCTCTTCGTTCGACATCCCGGAACCGTGCTTCTCGTCAGCGGAGGTCGGCACGTGGCCGGGGCCTGACGTCGACGCGCTCGCGAAGCTCGACGTGCTCCGCGACGGCGGGACAGCGACGCACATCAGTTGTTCCGCCTGTGGCGACGGCCACGTCGAAGAGGTGCAGCGGATCGGTGACGACCAGCGGGCCCGCTTCTTCATCATCTGCCCGACAGCGGGGCGGGTTCGGGTGACCGTCGACGAACTGAAACAGTGGACGATCGGTGTCAATGCACTGGCCGATCACCTTGCTCGTGCGCTTGGAACCAAGGCGGCCACGTCGCTCGTCGCGGGTCGCCTCTGGCGACTGGCCACGACGAAGTGGGGCGAACGTGCCCGCGAGGTGCTTCTCGCGCGAGGCCTCTCGTGGGAGGACGCGGCGCAGGTGATCTCTCGCGTTCCTCGAGGTGGACCGCCCATCGTCCTTGTCGCGTCGCCAGCGCCCGCTCGCGAAATCTGGCGCGGCGTTCCTCCCGCCGTCGTCAGCCTGGCGCGCGTGCTCGAGTCCGACGGCGGAACGGTGAGCGTCAACGCGGTTCTGTTGAAGACGCTCGTCGATGAGGAAGACGTCGCCTCGCGGCGGCTGAAGGGCGTCGAGGTCGACGAGGAGACACTCGCTGGCATGGTTCGACGGGAAGCGGCCAAGCAGGCCAAGACGCAGTTGCCAGATGAGACGATGGCCGCACTCATCGGCGTGCACGGGACGAGTCGCAAGGCGCAGGCGGCGCTCAAGGAGGAGGGGATCGACGTGCACCACACGACGATCTACCGGGCGGGGAAGCGTGCGGGAGGCGCGAAGAAGCTGAGGCAGGAAGCACCGCTCCGCTCGGTCGAGAAGTCCGTTGCGTTGCAACGCCGCAACGGAAGGCGAAATCCGTAAACGTTGCGGAACTGGCGGTGCCAAGGGCACTTGTGGGGCCGGGCCAGCGTGGTCCGGCCCCATTTCGTTCCGATCCATGCAACGCCAGCCGGTTGGTCCGAAGGCCACCGGCATAACCCGACGGTCACCGACACGAGTCCGCGAGCCATCGTGACACCAGTCACGGCGAGGACATCGAGCGGCCCGCAGGGGGAACTGCCCGGCCTTCGGAGCTCACTTGAAGCCCGAAGCAATCGTCGAAGTCGTCACCAACCCGATCACCAGCAACCTCATCCGCAAGAAGGCACGTCAGATCGTCCGGCGCACCGGCTTCAGCCGGTCCGACCTTGCCGACATCGAGCAGGACCTCAGGGCGTACCTGCTCGAACAGCTTCCGCGCTTCGACCCGAGTCGCGGAACGCTCGCCAGCTTCGTGGTGCGCCTCGTCGAGACGCGCATCCGCCTCATCCTTCGCGATCGTCGCCTGATCTGTCGCGCGGCCGGATTCACTGCGGTCTCCTTCGAGCGTCTCGTCGTGAGCCGTGACGGCGAGCAGATCCGCGGCGAAGGGGTCGTTTCCGAGGCCGACCTTCATCGTCGGCTCTCGCGCGATGGCCGTACCCCTCCTGAGGACGCTGCGCTACGGGATGCGGTCGCGGCTCTTGTGGCGTCGCTTCCTGACGACATCGCAGAGTTGTGCCGAAGCGTCGCTCGGGACGGTGTCGCAGCGACCGCGCAGCGCCGGGACGTGTCCCGCCGCCAGATCGAGAAGGTGCTCCGTTCCCTGCGGGAGCGCTTCGAGATCGAGGGCTTCGACAAGTTCTGAGTGACGTAGCGGGCAAGTCCCTCGATCGCTGCATAGGTAGCCGGTGGGTGGACGCGTCGTCCATCCAACGGCCAACCTCTGGAGGCACCAACGACATGAACCGTGGCGTCTACCGATTCGACTTCGACCCTGTCGTTCCACCCATCGAGGCGGAACTCACATTGCACTTGGCTCTCATCGCCGTTGAAGGCCTGCATGGGGAGGCGAAAGTGCGGATGGATGCCTCGTATCACGTCGACGAGCCGCGACGCGCAATCTTCGTGGACGGCACCACGGATGTCGGCGACTCGCTCGTCCGCGTCTTCACGCGATTCCTCACCCGCGAGTTCGGCGATGCGGCGTTCCGCGTCCGTCGCGTGATCGCCATCGTCGCCGAGCGACGCGCGCCGGGGGAGCCGCTGTGCGCCGCCTCCTGAATCGACTCGTGACTCTCGGCCGCGCGCCGTCGGCCCCGCTCGTCCGCCTCGGTCAAGGCGACTACTGCCGCGACATCTGGCCCAAGGACACCAACGTGCCTGTCAACACCGAACACGCAGTCGATCTCCGCGTCCTGATCCGCGAGCCAGCGGACGTCTACCACGCCCGCAGCGGCGAGTTCCTCTCGTCGCACGCGCTCACCGAGTTCCGGCGCTGCCCATCTCTCTACCGCAAGCGAGAGCTCGGGCTGATCGCCGATCGCGACAGCGCGGCATTCACGGTTGGACGGGCGGCGCACGTCCTGATCCTCGAGGGTCGCGAGCGCTTTGAGACAGAGTTCGCCGTCGGCGGACCGATCAACGAGAAGACCGGCAAGCCGTTCGGCAGCACGACGAAGGCGTTCGCGGAGTGGGCGGAGAGGCTGGGAAAGCCCGCGATCGACGACGGGCAGGCCGCGATCATCGGCGAGATGGACGCGAGCGTGCATGCGCACGGGATCGCGTCCGAGCTCCTGTCGGACGGTGTCGCCGAGCGCGTGGTCCGCTGCGACTATCGCGGGCATCGCTGCCAAGGACGCTTCGACTGGATCAATCCCGATGGCGGGCGTGGCATCGTCGACCTGAAGACCTGCGAGAAGCTCGACTGGTTCGAATCCGACCTTCAGTCGTTCGGCTATCCGCATCAGCTTGCGTTCTACCGGGCACTGCTTGTCCAGGTGTGGCGCATCACGCTCCCCGTCCATGTCATCGCGGTCGAGAAGCGCGAGCCGTACCGAACCGGCGTGTGGTGCATCGCGCCGCGCGTCCTCGACCAGGCGCAGCGAGAGAACGAGCAGGCGATGGACGAGCTTGCGCAGTGCCGACGCACGGGCGTCTGGCCAACACGCTTCGAGTCGCTGCGGCGATTCGACCGTGCCTGAACCTCAACCCCACTCACGGAGAACCATGAGCCTCATCGCACAGGTATCGCGCGGCCGCATCGCCGCACCGCGTCGGGTCCTCGTCTACGGCGTGCATGGCATCGGCAAGAGCTCGTTCGCCGCGAGCGCCGAGAGGCCGATCGTCATCCAGACCGAGGACGGACTCGCCAACATCGACGTGGCCCGCTTCCCGCTGGCCACGAAGTTCGGCGACGTGCTCGCTGCGCTTGGCGAGCTCTACACGGAAGAGCACGAGTACCGCACCGTCGTCATCGACTCGCTCGACTGGCTCGAGCGCCTCATCCACGCCGAGGTCTGCACGAAGCGCGGCGTCGAGACGATGGAGGACGTCGGCTATGGCAAGGCCTTCACCTTCGCGCTCACGCAGTGGCGCGAATTCCTCGCCGGGCTCGACGCGCTGCGCAACGAGCGCGGGATGCAGGTGATCCTCATCGCGCACGCCGCGATCGAGAAGTTCGCCAACCCGGAGACTGAGACGTACGACCGCTACGCGCCGCGGCTCCAGAAGCTCGCGAGCGCGCTCGTGCAGGAGTGGTGCGACGAGTGCTTGTTCGCCACCTACCGCGTGCTCACCCGGACGAGCAGCGAGGGCTTCGACCGCAAGCGCGTCCAGGGCATCGGCACCGGTGAGCGCGTGCTCCGAACGACCGAGCGGCCGGCGCATGTCGCCAAGAACCGGCTCGCGATGCCCGACGAGATCCCGCTCGACTTCGCCACCTACGCCGCGTTCGCGCGCGGCGAGCAGCCCATCATCACCAGCAACGACACCAACTCTCAGGAGAACTGACCCATGCCAAGTCTCAACGGATTCAACGCCAACGACGTCGACCCCAACGTGGGCTTCGAGCCCATCCCCGCAGGCAAGTACCTCGTGCTCATCGTCGACTCGAAGACGAAGCAGACGAAGAACGGCGCGGGCGAGTACCTGCAGCTCGAGTTCGAGATCGTCGACGGTCCGTACAAGGGCCGCAAGGTGTGGGAGCGCCTGACGCTCAAGCACCCGAACGAGACGACGGTGAAGATCGCGAAGGGGAACCTCTCCGCCATCTGCCGCGCCGTCGGCGTCATGAAGCCCAACGACAGCGTCGAGCTTCACAACATTCCGATCACGATCGTCGTCGGGCTCAAGAAGCGCGAAGACAACGGCGAGATGACGAACGTCGTGAAGGCGTTCGAGAAGCGAGAGAGCGCAGCGGCAGCGCGGCCGTCCGCCGTCTCGGGTTCGTCGCCGCCGTGGAAGCGATGAGCGAGCGATGGCCCGCCGTGTCCTCACGCTTCCCTATCCGCCGAGCGTGAACCGCTACTGGCGGCACGTCGGACCGCGCGTCCTCGTCAGCCGTGAGGGGCGGAGCTACCGCGAGCGCGTGCGCTCCCTCCTTGCGGCGACGGGGACACCGACATTCACAGGACGACTGTTCATGACCGTGACGCTGCATCCTCCCGATCGCCGCAGACGTGATCTCGACAACCCGCAGAAGGCGGTTGGCGACTCGCTCAAGCACGCCCGCGTCATCCGTGACGACTCGCAGATCGACGACTGGCACATCGTCCGCGGTGCGCCCGTGCGCGGCGGTGCGTGCATCATCGAAATCACGGAGGTCGGCTGAATGGAACTGCGCCCGTACCAGCGCGAGGCCGTTGAGGCGGTCTACGAACATCTCCGTGCTCGCGACGACAACCCATGCGTCGTCCTTCCGACGGCCGCTGGCAAGACGCCGGTGATGGCGACGATCTGCCGCGACGCGGTGCAGGTCTGGAACGGCCGCGTGGTCATCCTCGCGCATGTGAGGGAACTCCTCGAGCAGAGCGTCGAGAAGTTGCTGGCCATCGCGCCCGATCTTCCTGTCGGAGTCTTCTCCGCTGGCCTGCGTCGTCGCGATCTCGGGTACGCGGTCACCGTCGCGGGCATCCAGTCGATCTGGAAGCGTGCGGGCGATCTCGGCACGGTCGACCTCGTGATCGTCGACGAGGCGCATCTCATTCCAGCCGAGGACGACGGCATGTACCGATCGTTCCTCGCCGACGCCAAGCTCGTCAACCCGGCGCTCCGCGTGGTCGGCCTGACGGCGACGCCGTACCGGCTCAAGTCGGGCGAGATCTGCTCACCGGAGAACGTGCTCAACCACGTCTGTTACGAGATCGGCGTGAAGGAACTCATCGTGCAGGGCTGGCTCAGTCCGCTCCGCACGAAGGCCGGATCGCAGCGGCCCGACTACGAGGGCCTGCGCGTTCGCGCGGGCGAGTTCGTTCCGGGCGAGGTCGAGGATCTCATGGACGACGACTCGCTTGTCCAGGCGGCGTGCGCCGAGATCATCGCCGAGGCCGTTGACCGTCGCTCGATCCTGATCTTCACGAGCGGCGTGCGGCACGGTCGTCATGTCGTCGACGTGATGCGCGAGCGCCACGGCGTCGAGTGCGGCTTCGTCTGCGGCGACACGCCGTCGGCGGAACGCGCCGCGATCCTGAAGCGATTCCGATCTGGCGAGCTTCGCTACCTCGCGAACGTCAACGTCCTCACCACGGGCTTCGACGCGCCGAACGTGGACTGCGTCGCGCTCCTGCGCCCGACCATGTCCCCGGGGCTCTTCTATCAGATGGTTGGAAGGGGCTTCCGACTGCACCCGGGCAAGGCCGATTGCCTCGTCCTCGACTTCGGCGGGAACGTCCTGCGGCACGGACCGGTCGACGACATCCGCGTGGCCCGCGAGGACCGTGGCGACGGCGAGGCGCCCGCGAAGCAGTGTCCGCAGTGCAAGGCGCTGGTCGCGACCGGCTATGCGAACTGCCCGCAGTGCGGCTTCGAGTTCCCCGAGAAGCAGCGCCAGCAGCATGACGCGTCGGCAACGAGCGAGGGCATCCTCAGCGGTCAGGTGACGCGCACCGAGGAGACGGTGAAGGAAGTCGCGTACTGCTTCCACACGAAGCGAGACGATCCGGATGCACCACCGACGTTGCGCGTCGAGTACCGCGTCGGCTTCAACCGCTGGCACCGCGAGTGGGTCTGCTTCGAGCACGACGGCTACGCGCGCAGTAAGGCCGAGCAGTGGTGGACCGCGCGCTCGCGCGAGGCGGTGCCCCGCACCGTCGACGAGGCGGTCGACCTGGCCAACGCCGGCGCGCTTGCGCCGACCCTCGCCGTCACCGTCGAGAAGCGAGCGGGCGACAAGTTCGACCGCATCGTGAGCCACTCGCTCGGCGACCGGCCGCCGCGACTCGAGTCGGACGAAGGCCTGCCCGCGACGGTGCCGTCGTCGTCACCGCTTCTCGGCATCCCTGACGACGAGATCCCGTTCTGATGAGCAGCTCGACGAGCATCCTCCTCGCCGCGGCTTTCGCCTACACCGCGAGGGGCTTCTGCGTGGTGCCTGTTCCGGCGGGACGCAAGGGCCCGATCCGCATGGGCTGGCAGGACCTTCGTCTCGGTCCCGATGAGTTGCCGCTCCACTTCAACGGCACCGGCAACATCGGGCTCCTGCTGGGCGAGCCGAGCGGCCATCTCGTCGACATCGATCTCGATTGCGACGAGGCGATCGAGCTCGCCGACGAGTTCCTGCCTAACACCTCCGTCGTCACGGGCAGGACGAGCGCGCCGCGGTCGCACCGCTGGTATGTCGCCGAGGGGGTGCGCACCAAGAAGCACGTCGATCCCGTCGACCGCAGCAGCATCGTCGAGATCAGGAGCACGGGAGGCCAGACACTCGTCGGACCGAGCGTGCATCCTTCGGGCGAGCCCTACGAGCACCTCGACGGCGTGCCGCCACAGGTCGATGGCGCGGAACTCGCGGCCCAAGTGGCCGCGTTGGCCGCCGCCGTCGTGGCCCGGCGGCACCCGGGGCTTGCCTCCGAGTTGGCCGCACCGGCCGAACGTGGGCCAACGTCGCGAGCCGTGGGGGACCCCCACGACGACGACCGACTCCTGCGTCGAGCCGAGGCCTACCTCGACCGGATACCGCCCGCGATCTCGGGGCAAGGCGGGCACGGTGCGACCTACGCCGCAGCGACGGCGCTCGTGCACGGCTTCGGACTCGACCCCGACCTCGCCTATCGCCTGCTCACAGAGCGCTACAACGCGCGATGCGTGCCGCCTTGGTCGGACGCGGAGCTCCGGCACAAGATCGACGACGCCGCGACCAAGCCCCATGACCGCCCGCGCGGATGGCTCCGCGATGCCGCACCAGCCGAGGCGTGCGACGTCGATCTGTCGAACTTCGGTGCGGTCGCGAAGGACCCGGACGACGGAGGGGACGAGGAGGATGCGCGAGCGCCCAACGATCCCGGGCCGCTCTCGCTGAGCCTCCTGCACGTTCCCGGCTTCATCGCGGAGCTGATGGACCACACGCTGTCCACCGCGCCGTATCCGGAGCCGGTGATGTCCTTCTGCGGGGCGCTCGTCATGCAGGGCTTCCTCGCCGGGCGCAAAGTGCGCGACGCGAGCGACAATCGAACGAACCTCTACGTGCTCGCCCTCGCCAACTCCGGCGTGGGAAAGGAGCACCCGCGCAAGGCGAACTCGAACCTGCTCGCGGCGACCGACCTGATCGAATCGATCGGCGACGGTCTCGCCAGCGGCGAAGGCATCGAGGACGCGATGTTCATCCACCCGTCGAAGCTCTTCCAGACCGACGAGGTCGACGGACTCATTCAGGCGATCAGCAAGGACAAGGACGCCCGCCACGAGCGGATCATGACGGTCCTGCTCAAGATGTTCACGGCGGCGAACTCCGTCTATCCGATGCGGGTCAAGGCGGGGAAGCAGAGTCCAGGCGTGATCGACCAGCCATCGCTCTGCCTCCTCGGCACGGCGGTGCCGAAGGAGTTCTACGCCGCGCTCTCGCCGCGCATGCTGAGCAACGGTTTCGTCGCCCGCATGGTCGTCGTCGAGGCCGGCAGGCGTGGCCCGGGTCAGGACGTCGAGCCCCGTGACATCCCCGACCGCCTGCTGGATGTCGCACGGCGATGGTCGGCGTTGGTGCCCGGATCTCGGAGGGGCAACCTGCAGGCGTGGCATCCCAAGCCGCTCCTCGTTCCGCACGACGACGCGGCCCTTGCCATCCTTCGCGAGTTCCGCGAGCAGGCCGATGCCGAGTATGCCGTCGCCGAGGGCAAGGACGACACCGTCGGGATGTCGATCTGGGCGAGGGCCAACGAGAAGGCGAGGCGTCTGGCTCTCGTCCACGCGTGCAGCGAGCGACCCGCCGAACCGCTGATCGGCCCCGATGCCGCTCGATGGGCGATCGCATTCGTCGACCACCTCACGCGGCGGATGCTCTTCAAGGCGGCCGAGCACGTCGCCGAGAGCGACTTCGAGTCCCGGTGCAAGCGCCTCGTCGCTGTCCTTCGGGAGTGGCGACGCAAAGGCGGAGACGCGTGGATGCCCTTCTGGCGCATCAACCGTCGCCTTCCGTGGAGCGAACGAGATCACGAGGAGATCCGCCAGACGCTGCTCAACCAGCGCGTCATCGACTTCGAGACGCAGTCGACCGGCGGCACGCCGAAGCGGCTCTACCGGCTGCGCGCGTCGACCGCCCATTGCGCGCGCTACGAGGCGTCGTCGGGCCTTCCGAAGGGGGGTGCGCCATGAGGTCGTTGCGCCCGTTGCTCGTCGGTTGCGCTGTCGGCGCGCAACAGGTTTGGGCTGGAAGGGATGAGACAACACAAGAGAAACACACTCTCTCTCAACCTATTGACCTGTTGCCCGC